TTCAAAAAAAAATAATAGGAGGCAATTATGATAGTGACAGAACTGATAGAACAGTTGAAAAACTGTAATCCGGAAGCGGAAGTATATGTCTACACAGGTGATGTTAATCTGATGGTTATTGATGAAGTGGAGCAAGAAGCTCCGGCAATGGTAGTAATTTCATAACAAGAAATATGGAACAATACACTTACACTTTCGACGACGAATTAGAATCAGATCAATTCAAAAATCTGCTTGATGCACAGGGGGTAAGTTATCAATTGAATAATTACACTTTGTTTGGAGGTTCATTTACCGATATAACGATAGATGCACAAATTAAACCTGCCGTAGATACACTCTACTTAGAGGTAAATAAGTATAAAATTAGGATTAACCCTTTAAAATGATACAGCCAAAGCATTGCAATTATCACAACCGGTCCGGCCCCGCACAGCGAGAAAGGACTACATTAATCACTTCCGTCAGGAGAAGCCATTAGAAGGAGTATTTCTCACCGACTTCATCCGGGATGTATTAGAAAAGCGCAGCAGGCGCAAGTCTGAACACTATGCAGCCGTTTATGACGCGATAATAAAGCACATTGATAACTTTTCATTGGAGTTTGATTGTGACATATTCACCAACTCGGTAACGGCTGAATTTCTTGATGATTTCATAGTCTATCTTGAAGATTGCGGGTTACGACATAATACCATTGTAGGATATATTCTAAAAATACAGACTCTTATTCGTAGAGCTTCGCAATACAATTATGCAGTAGATGTTACCTATGATGAAATTGATTTGAAATGTGAGCCTACAAATGCGGTCTTTCTTTCAATGAATGAGATTACCCGTATCTACTATTACAAGTTTGTAGGGCAGGATAAGCGGAAAGCAAAGGAGAGAATTAGAGACATGTTTGTATTGGGATGCCTTACTGCTTTGCGTTATTCCGACTATTCAAGGTTGACAAGTCAAAACTTTATAAATAACTATATTATGATCCGAACAAAGAAAACCAATGTGGATGTCAAGGTCCCGGCACATGATTATGTAAAAGAGATATTCGCAAAGTATAGTGGTCAGGTTCCTTGCGGTTTGTGTATTCAGTACTTCAATAAATACTTGAAGGTTATAATGAAAGAAATTGGCCTAAATGACCTAGTTACTTACTCATTCACCAAAGGCGGGAAGCTGTTTACTGTTACTCGTGAAAAATGGGAGTTGATAAGTAGTCACACAGCAAGAAGGAGTGCTGCAACCAACATGTATTTGACGGGACGTATGAAAACGTTTGAGATAATGAAATTAACAGGACATCGCAGTGAGCAAAATTTCTTCCGATATATCCGGTTAAGCGGTGATGATACTGCACGGTCAATTAGTGGTGATAATTTTTTTAGAAAATGAAATTATATATGAAAAGTTTAAATATGAGCAGAAGGAAACAAATAGATGACCGTAAGCGGCTTCTTATACGGTATCGTATAGATGAAAAAGGACTTGTGTGTTTTATTGATCCATGCTGTGACGACATTCCGGTAGCTCTTTTAGGAAAGATTCTGGAAGCTATTTCTAATGTAGAAAAAGAATGGAATTGTAGAGTTGCTAATGATATCAATTCTTTTCCCCCCGATATAACATATGATGATCCAATATTTAAATAAATTATAGTTATGTATTCAAAGGATATTTTCGAGCAGACCATGATTTCATGTGGATATGCAATTGATAAGATAATGCTATATGATGACTCACAGAAAGTCCGTAAAGTAGAAGGAAGAGTTAAGATCCCTAAGAAGGTGAGCATATTCGGGAACCGACAAACGATAATTGAAGAGAAGAAGTTCCGATGGGATGTTGTTGGCCGATGCTTTTCTTTGCGATCTAACACCCGGCAAAGAAGATACGATCTTCCTTTACAGACAATTGTGGAGTTTAATAAGCTGAAGGAAACAGAAAAAGAAATGCTGTAGTTATGAGAGAGAGTTTAGAAAAATACAAAATTGTAAATTGGATTTGGGTATATCAATATTTGTCTCTTCTAAGTCCGGAAGAATTCTTCAAATTTGAAGCTCTTGTGAATACATCACTTGATAAGTTGGGGATCAACAGGTATTATGATGTATTGGAGGTGCCGTCGGATAATCAGGAGTTATTTATAAAATTCTGCTGTCTTTATATATACAGGCATCCGGAATATGAGTTTAATGAAGATTTTACCCAAGTATGGAGGAAAGAATCGTATGAACAACGGAAAATGGAAGCAAGAGGAAGAAAATTATGTGCGGGAAAACGCAGGTAAGAAAACATTGGAAGAAATGGCCGAATACGTTGGTCGATCACCGCTGGCTGTTCAGTTATTTATGCATCGTAAGAAGATCGTTATCGGCCAGACGGTGAAGCGGAACTTAGTACAAGAGATGTTGCGTCTCAAGTTCCGACATCCGGAGAATTTTTCCCCAACGAGGGAATTTTATTGCGAAGTAAACATTAATCAGATGCGGTTTTGGGACATTTATTATGGCCGCAAGCAGATTACACAACAAGAATACGTTGCGCTATCCAAATATTTTGGACTTACACTCCAAGAGGCATTTGAGGCTAGGCAATTAAGTATGTTTAATGAAGAATAATTATGGTAAGTAAAGAAGAAATTGACCGGATAAAATCAGCACTGAACATCGTTGATGTCATTTCGGAGTTTGTTTCCTTAAGAAGAAGTGGCTCAAATTTCGTTGGTGTTTGCCCATTTCACAATGACAGTCATCCTTCAATGTTCGTTAGTCCAAATAGGCAAACTTATAAATGCTTCGTCTGCGATCATAAGGGTGATGTTATTAATTTTATCCAGGAACATGAGAATATGTCGTTTGCTGAAGCCGTTGAATGGTGTGCGAAGAAAGCAGGAATTGAATTGGAACATCGGGAGCTTACCGACGAGGAGGTGCGTAAAGCGAAAGATTTTGAAGCGATGCGGATCGCACTGAAAGGAGCGGTCATTTTTTTTCAAAAACATCTGCCGGAGGCGCAAAACTATCTCGATAAACGTGGATTTCGGTTGACGGATAAGGTTATAAAAGATTTTGCTATCGGCTATGCTCCTGAAGGTAATTTAGCTGTTCAAGAAATGTTGAAAGCGGGCTATTCCGAGGAAGTGCTAACAAAGGTTGATGTTCTGAAGAAAGCTGCAGAGGGGAGAGTCTATGATAACTTTCGTGATCGAATAATGTTCCCTTTCTTTGATCTGAACGGAAATGTAACAGGTTTTTCCGGTCGATTTGTGGTTCCTAAAGAAAAGGCAGGTAAGTATCATAATACAGGTGATACTCCAGTTTTTAAAAAGGGTGCGCAAATATTTGGACTATTACAGGCACGTGGAGCCATTGGGCGAATGAATAATGTTTACTTGGTAGAAGGGCAATTTGATGTTCTATCGATGCATGCTTCAGGTGTCGAAAATACAATTGCCGGGTCTGGGACTGCACTTACTCCGGAACAAGTAAAGTTGATATCCAGGTTTACTCAAAATATAACTTTAGTCTATGATCCTGATGATGCTGGATTAAAAGCCTCTCTTAGGAATTGTGAGCTACTCCTGAAGGCTGGACTGACTGTACAATGTGTTCTCCTACCTTATGGAAAGGATCCTGATAATATAGCTTCTGAAGAAAAAGAAAATACGGCGAAATGGCTGATGAATCGGAGAACAGATTTTGCCAGTTACTTTGCGGATATTTTTGCAAAAGACTTTGAAGATCCGGAATCTAAGGAACAGGCGCTGAATACGATCTGCAATTTAATTGGCTATATTTCTTCAGAAACCCTGCGGTTGAACTATGTGAGGAAGATATCTGCTAAGTTTGAGATTACAACAGAAATAATAGAGCGAAAGATACGTGACGTTGTCCGGAACGTGAAGGATATTCCAAAGATTGAGGAGATGAAACCGGGTGTTTATGGACTTGAACAAATCCACGAAATACGCCGTGAAGGTGAACCATGTGTACTTACACCGGATTTTGATTTGTTTCTGAAATTGTATGGAGATACCCCTGTTATTCTCTTGCATGGAGTTCCATCTGCGACAGATATCCAATCTATACGTCGGGAGTGTGCCTATTTTACAACGGATAGCCAAGGGATTTTCATAAATAGAGATGGGGATGAATCGGACTATCTTTCCGCATTGACAATGCTTTATCGTGCCGGTTTGACAAATATAACATTGACTGTAGCTGCAAAAGACCAAGAGCAGAAAGTAGTAGAGGATGAAGAAGGGTACGATCAGGAAGAGCAGCGAATAGACAAAACTTATACATTTATAAAATACTATGTACATCTGCATGGTTTGTTCCTAGCTTCTTATTTTGGAGAAAGAACACCTTTTATTGAACGTTGCGCTGACCTGATCAGTTATGCTGAAGATTCTGTCCGAGTGGTTAATGCTAAATATTTCTATGATAATCTGTCGCTTAGTAAGACTGACTTTAATGAAATATTAAAGCCCTATTTGGCAAAACGAAAGTCCCGCATGGCCATCAATGCCCAACGTACAGATGACGATGATGAAGATTACGATCCGAATGAACTGCCTGGGTATGTAGACGAAAATTCGGAATACAATGAAATGTATCGTCAATGTGGGTTCTATCCAAAGTTGAACAAAGATGGAGAGCCTGTATGTTATATGTTCCGGCAAGAGAAAGGTGGGCATCAACAAATAGCTGATTTCTTCATGACTCCTTTACTCCATATTTATTCGGATGATAAGGAGGCCAATAAACGAGTCCTTAAAATAAATCGGAGATACTATAAGACTCCACTTTATATTGAGGTTCCGTCTAGGGCACTGCTAAAGAAAGCGACCATTGAAGAAGAACTGATTCAACTGGAGGCTGTAAACTTCACATCCGGAGAAGAAAAACACTGGACTAAGATACGAGAATATATGTCTCGGCACTTTATCACCTGTTCAGAAATCCTAACCTATGGAAATCAACAAGTCGATGGGGCTTCACGCCGGGAAGACAATATGTTTTTCGCTTTTTCAAATGGGATATTCCATGTCGTAGATGAACAGCCACGCTTTGAACCTGTCAATGAGCTTGGTGTCGTGACACATAATAAGAAGAACTATTACCTTCCTGCATTTTCTACCATATACGCTGGATCCGGACGCCAGTCTGATAAATATGAGCTTATTTCCCAGTTAGTTTATAAAGATATTCCGGCCGAGAAACAATGTAATTTTGAAAAATGGGCCTCTTTAATGGATCAGGTGTATAAAATCAATGATAATGGTAAATGGGGCATTCTCTTTGCTATAATGTGCGCATTTCGTAGCAATATACACTGTATCGATCGTTTGTTTACAGCTCCTTTCTTTATGGGACCTATGTCTTCAGGAAAAACGCAAATTGCAATTTCCATTCGCTCTTTATTCATATCTCCGAAAGTGCCCATTTTTAATCTAAATATTGGTACAGATGCTGCGATGTCTACTTTGATGAGTACTTTCAGAGATGTTCCGGTGGTTTTGGATGAGTATAATAACAAAGATATATCCGATGCTAAGTTTCAGGCATTGAAGGGGATTGTTTATGATGGTGATGGTCGGCAAAAAAGGAAAGGCACGTCAGGGAAAGAAATTGAAAATGATAAAGTATATGCTCCTGTGATTTTGTGCGGGCAGGAAACGCCGCAAAGAGATGATAATGCACTAATGTCTCGTATTATAGTATGTGAGGTCCCTAAGCCAAAGAATCGTACTCAGGAGGAGGTTGATCTGTTTAATCAACTCAAGGATATTGAGGACCCTAACAAGATAGGACTTTCGAATGTGCTTCTAGAGATATTAAAGCTTAGGCCATTAGTCATGGACCATTTCAGGACGCTCAAGCAGCAAGCCTATGATGAATTGAAAGCCGAACTGAACAATTCTGGTGAGATAGATCGTCTGATGAAAACAGCATCTCTCTTTTTAGCAACATGTAAACTAGTCGAAAGTCATACTAAGATGAATCTGCCTTTTTCCTACAAAGAGTTTTTTAAGATAGCTTGTGCCAAGATAAAGTTCCAGGTTGAACTGATTAGTAAGACTGATAAGCTTGCTACTTTCTTTAAAGCAATGGATGTAATGATTGATACCAAGGCAATTATTGAGAATCGAGATTTCACCATTGATACACCTGATAAAATAACTATTAAGACTCCTGGAGGAGAGAAGAAGGAAATTGCATTTCCTGCAGGAACCAAAATCTTATTCTTGCGCTTGAGTGCTATTTATACACAGTTCGCTCGGAGCTCTTATAACAACGAGGATTCAACTCAATCTACCATTGAGCAGAATCTTAGATCTCATCCGAGTTATATAGGGTGTGTGCATGCACGGCGATTCAATTGGCATGAAGTTGTAGAGGTTCCTAGAGGAGGATATGAGGACGATAATACTAATGATACTGTAACAGTTGATAATACTATGGTTCGGAAAGTGGAAAAGAGATTTACTAATTCAAGCTGCATTGCTTTAAACTATGAAATATTCCAAGATTTGTATGATATTGATTTACGACGTTCTGGCAGTGAACTCCTTGCTGAATCTGCTGACGATAATAAGCAACCATTACCATTTTAGTTCGATGTATTTTCTGTCTTATACTCCTCTGCCAGCTCCGCCGGTCGAGGAGTATTCTTTTTATAATAAAGCGGACATTTCAAATTGTATTCAATTCTATCATTTATGAATATCACCTCCAATCCCCCGGACCCCCTAAATTTAAAGAAATGCAAAGCAAAGAGACTGTAATTTTGAAAAGATAATTTTCAAAACATGGCGTCCAACAGTCCAACAGTCCAACAGTCAAAAGCTTTTTAAAATGTAAATGCCTGTAGTATAGTAGTATATATCTTATTAAAGTAGTATATATATATCCAACATTGCTGTTGTTTGGTTGGACGTTGTTGGACGTGTTGGATTTACAGTTTTCTACATTCCAACAGAAGAAAAAATGACCTGTCCAACAAAATGCCACTTAAAAACCTTATGTTGGATGTGTAGGACGTTGTCCAACAGTCAATCAATGTTATTCTTCTAATATTAAATGGCTGATAATTAGATAACTATTTATTATGTAACAGGGCGTGTTGGACGGTTGGACAGTTGGAAGCAAAAATAAATAAAAGTATTTCAAAAATATCCTTTAACTGAAAAGACTATGATTACGACTAGTATTAATATTGAGCCATATTTGGCTGAATACTTACGTGGAAAGTATAATAATGGTTCTGAAGAAGCATTCAGAATTCCAGACAATACAGACCTTTACCATACAATATGGACATTGATGGCTAAACGACAAAAAAATCAATCTCCTGTTGATAATGGTAATTTGGCGTTTATCCTTCCTGAAAGAAGAATCGGAAAGGATCCTAAAGTTTACAATTTCCTTTCTCCTAACTCTGTACGATTGATAGAGAAAGAAGTACGGCGGATGTTTAACCGTGAACTTCATGCTGCGATGGATGAAAATGATATGAATGGACATCTTTTAAAGAACCTAGATGTTGTGCATCATTTCATGTGCTCGTATTGCATTGATTCTATTTCTGAAGATGCTCTTTTAAAAAACTTCTATAGGTGGAGAGAAAATATACGCAAGAGGAAAACACGTCGAGAATATAAAAAGAGGTTAAAAAATGGGTAAAAAATGACCGACCGAACTATCATTTTTGTCCCCAAATGGCGAAAAAACGTCCGCTGTATGGCGAACTTGTTGAATACTAAATAATTATAAGATTATGAGAGAGTTAACTATTACTTTGAGGGTGAAACCTACAGGGAAAATGAAGAAAGAAGAATATCGTTTTCTTGCTGATCCTTTTTCTTTTACTCCTTCTATTACAGATTCGGTATCAGGCAAATTGTTCGATTGTAGTAAAGACATTACGATTGAAACTCCGGATGTAGATACTCTTCGGGAATTTTCCACTGCTAGGTCCGTTATTGTTTATTTGTGTGATTCTTCAGAAAAGAATATTGCAATAGGTACGGATGACATTCCGGCTTTGGTTTCAATTTCCGCAAACTTGAACACTGCAACCTTGAAAATTTCCAGTAAAATGCTCCAGTCGCCATTTTTGCCTGTATAAACAGTCCTTCATAGCCTTCTTTCAACGAACTATCTTCGCTGAAAAGATGCGCTACAATGAATAGGACATTTCTTCGTAACTTACTTATTACATCCAAACTCTTCATCACGGCAGAAGCTTATGCTGCTGCCATGATGGAATGTTTTCCACTCCTGGATCAAAAGAACCCAGTGCCAGGGTCTTTTTTCTTTTTATCTGATCCGCCGACTTATAAAGACCAGGTAGATAAGGCGGTGGCTAAACTTAAAAGAGAAATAGCATGTACTGCAGAACTTAAGAGTGTAAGCCTGACTAATGATTTCTCATCCGAGGAACTGCCTGAAGGCTCAATTGCTTATCATCGTATTTGGGGTACAATTACATCTAATTCATCCTGGTATTTCTCTTCAAAGCAATTTGAGAGGGATTTGATTGCTGCAGAGAGTAACCCTTCAATATCTGTGCATTTCCTCCATATTAACTCCGGTGGGGGTGAAGCTTGGTATTTAGACCGGTTGTCGGAAACAATGCACTCACTAAAGAAACCTGTAGAAGTCTTAGTTGAGCAGTATTGTGCTTCTGCCGGTTACTATATTGCTTGTCATAGTGCGAATGGAATACATGCGCTGACGAAGAATGATCAAATAGGTTGTATTGGTACTATGATCAGCTTTTATGACTTTTCTGCTTACTATGAGAAGTTAGGAATAAAACTAATTCAAGAGAAATCGAGTCTATCTCCACTCAAGAATAAGAAATTTGAAGATTTACGTGCTGGGCACCCGGAACAATATATTAAAGAAGTTCTTGATCCACTTACCGTTCAATTTTTAAATGAAGTAAAATCTTCTCGTCCTAAACTTGCCAATCTCTCTGAAGATGATCCGGTATTCCAAGGTGAAACATTTGATGCTCAACATTCGATTGATAAAGGGTTAATTGATTCTGTGATGACCCTTCCTGAAGCTATTGCCCACGCAAATTCACGTGGACAGGAATACTTGGATAGCATTTCCCTTCGAAATAAAATAAATCAGTATGTCTAATTTAACAATCAATTAATTATGAACTTTAGAGAAAAATTAGGAAATGTCTTACAACTTCTGAAGCTGTCAGATAAGGCAAAGGCTAAGCAATTAACGTCTGAAGACATTGTAGCAATTGCTACTCGTTATCAGAAAGAATTTCAGGCAAATCTTCGTGAAGATATGGAGGCGGATTCGGTGCAGCAGCAACAGCAAATGTCTCAGGATGAAATGAATCAGTTGCAATCGCTTTTGGCCGGTGCTGTGACTCCTCCCGCAATTGCTGATAATGCGGCTGAAAAGGAAGAAAAGCCGCTTAATCAGCCTGAAGCTACACCGGAAGGTGTTATCGAGTTAGCCAAGAGCGTAGTAAGGCAAAATGGTGAATTACAGAATTTAGTGAAACAAATGTCTGATCAAACTGCAGCCGATACTCCATCTGCATCGGTAAGAACTCCTGTAACTATGAGAATTAATGGACCCGGCACTACTGCAAAACATCTGTTTGGTATTGAAGCTCCTATGTTTGATATGTCGAAACGTTGGAATAAGATTACGGAAAATCCTGATTACTCCTCTACTAATATAGAGGATGGTGAAGAGAAAGCTTTCTTTCAGGAAGTGGCTATTTTCTCAAAATCTCTTGCTCGGCGTTATGAGTATTTGAATAAGAATCATCTGCTCGATCCGGTAAAGCTTGCTGCAGGTGAATTCTCAACGGACCTTTCGGGAGTTGACGATGCCAAAGTCGGTGATCAATACGTAATTCGTCGTCAGGATGCATTAATCGCTCATATACTGAAAAAGCGTGAGCTAACTCAATTCTTCCCGGTGAGATATGGTGTGCAGGATCATGACCTTGTATTCAATACATTCTTTGATGAAGTTTCTCAAGGTTGGCAAGAAGGCGAAGTTTGGAAAGGCGGCATGAAAATCGAAAACGAGATGGGGCATGTTGATGACGCTATGATTAAGATGAAATTCGGTCCAATGAAGAAACTGGAAAGAATGTACATCGGTTATCTCAATAAGGAAGGCTCTGATCCTATCAAGTGGTCTTTGATTGAGTATTGTATTGTCAATACCTTAGAAACAGCACAAGTAGAACAGAATAAACGTCGTGTTCGTGGTGTTTATGCTACTCCGGAAAAGGGGGTTCCGTCTCACTTCTTGAATGCTTCCACGGGTATTATCTACACATTGCTCCGGTATTATCATGAGAATAAAATTTTACTGCATGACGATGAGTCTTATCGTTCATATACAAAGGAAAACATGGTAGATGCAGTGAAGGAGTTCGTGGCTGACATTATTGAAAAATGTACGGAAGATATGGATCTGGATCAGCATGTTATTTATCTGAATAGCTTGCATCAAACTTGGTGGAAGGAAGGTTGTCGAACCAAGTATGGTAAAGACATTGATTTTACTGGTCCTAACAGTTATCTGAATGTTGTTCCTGATACCGATCTTCATATCCGATGGATGCCTTATTTAGGGCAAAGCTGCTTAATGTTCCTTGATATTCCAGGCAATTTGCAGTTCTTGGAATACATTCCAGGAGAGATGATGGCCTTTAAGGCAAAGGATGACATGGAAATGGTAAAATGTTGGTCTACCTGGAAGGAAGGTACAGCTGCCGCCTTCTTGGGACGCCGTTTCAAAACACGTGCTGAACTTGTTCAAAACAACTTCGAATGGCAGCAAATTTTCATGAATAAGCCTTCCGTTGATGTTGCAGTTGATGCTACTGAAATTGACGCAAAGGATGGTTTTTGGCAAATTACAAGTGAAAATACAAAGGCTACTGTAATCACTGACATCAAAAATGTAAAACCGGGTGTCGGATATCTTATTGAATGTGGTTCCAAAACTAATGCTTCCAAGATTTCCAAAACTGGAAAATTCGAAGATATCACTGCCGATTATACTCCGACAGAAGAAGGTGATTATATCCTCGTTCTGCTTAACAGTAAGGGGAATTTCCGTGAACTGGAACGCTGTATCGGTGGTGTACGTACAATCAATACCGATTTGCAACCAAATCTTCCTGGCGTAAGATAGTTGTTTTCAGTTTTTTATAGGTGTTTGTTTTCAGGGGTGGGAGTTCTGCCCACCCTTTTTTCTTAATTACAAAATTAATTTTTATGAAAGCTAAAAAAATTAGTAACCCTTATAAAAAAGGGAATCAATATGCACGTAAAATGCAGGTAAAGCTCTTTTTATCTCTTGCACTTCTTTTTGCCATTGTTTTTGTTGTTGGTATGTTCCTGGATCCTGATCATTCAATGTTTTGCATGACAGGATTCTCTGGAACATCTTTGGCTTCTATGATGGCCATTGGTAGCATAGATGACGTTTCTGATAAAGTAACTCATGGCTCGAATATAGCTTATAAGATTTATTTGATTGATGTTCATCAAATCAATTCGAATGTGAAATTTCCTAAGCCTAATGCTAATCGAGAGGTCGCGACAATACCAATGCTCTCGGGACAATATATGCAATATTTTGAGGCACATGATATTCCGACTTATGTGGGCAATGGGGAGAAAGGAGATATAACGACTTCTGGTACGAACCAATTTGTAGCAATCATGGGCGGTATGAGGGATCAGCTTCTGAACTTTACAGAAGAACATGCCGGCGGTAAGTTTGTGATTTTATTTAAGGAGATTGGCGAAGATCAATGGTATATCTTAGGAGAATATGATAGACCTATGGTATTGAAAACTTATGAAGCAAAAAATGACAAAGATGGCCGTTATATAACCTTCACTTTTGAACGTACTTCTGTGACACAGTATCATAAATATGTTGGTGATATTGTAAAAGCTCCAGCAGAGGTGCATGCAGCGGGGACTAAAGATCTGGCTATTAAACCTACAAGCAACTCTTATGAGATACCAAATGGAACAGCTGCCACTTATGCCATTGAGACAGTATCAGGTTTGACAAATAATGATAAAGGTCGATATATTACCTTGACCGGTAGCGGAACAGATAAGGCAGCTACAATTGCGGACGGAACGACGTTTATCTTGGAAGATGGAGCAACATGGACTGCAAAGGCCGGTTCTTCTATTACATTCCGAGTCTTGGACCCAGCCACTCTTATTGAAGTTTCAGGAAGTCGAATTCAAACAGCATAAATTATGTACGGATTTAAAGAGAAAACAAAATACTTTAATGAGTTACGTAATCCGGCGGCTGCCGAAGTGGATTTGCGTCTGCTTCGGGCATCTGCCCCGGCACATCCTAAACTTAAGATGTTTGCCCGTAACCCACAACGCTATGCAGATGATATTCTTTATACATTGTTAGACTTAAAGTCAAAGGATGCTATCCGGATAAATCGTCGTGAAAATGAAAAAGCCAAAGAAGCAAATGGAGCAGAATTACAATCAGGAGGAGATACTCCGGAAGACGCACCTACTGTTTCTCAACAGCTGTTATCTGGCAATTTAGAGGGAAAAGTAGAAGCTTCAGTGCAAGAAGAAAAGAACCCATTTGAGATCGATGCCGAGATTTACGAAAAGCAGGCTGAAACGGAACTGCGTAAGCAGAAAGAGCAAGAGGCGGAGAAATGTGCACCTCAAGCTGCAGAACAAGTTGAAGTCTTGGAACAAGAGAACCAGGAACTGAAAGAAGAACTCGAGGCGGAGCAAGATGCAAGAACAGAAGCTGAAGAACGTGCGGAACAGGCTGAACAAGCCTTAGAGGAAGAGAAAAAAAAAGAACCTACCAAGGTAGCTCCAAAAAGCAAAAGCACGAAGAGTACCCGCAAATCGACTGGGAAAACCTCGAAGACGAAAACGTCCAAATAGCTACGATTCTGTACAATGATCGTGTGCAGACTTGGAAAAAAATGAAGCAGCTCGATGAATTGCTAGATAAGAAACCGACCAGTCGTGCAGTCGTTGACATGGCTGAACTACGAATTCGGAACTTACTGGCATTCTCCGAGCTGCAAACGTACAACGACGCTGGAGTATTTCGGTACAAACATCCGCTTATCGTTCATCGGTCTGAAAGAGCTGAATTAGAACGTTTACGAACGTCTGATCCCTTGGAGTTCCTTCGTCGGTATAAGAATTGCTCCGATAATATTCGCAGATACGAATCCTTTCTAAAGCGTCCGGAACGTATAGATAAACGGACGCAAGATAAAGAACATCTTCGCCGGTTTCGTGACCGGGAAGCCTTATTTAAATCAATTCTCGAAGAATCAAAGTAATTATGGAAAAGCTAATAGAAGTATTTAATTTGGGTAGTTTGCCGACTGCCCCGCTGGATTCGTTCTTAGAGCTTCAGGAGGATTTTAAGAAATCGGATCCTGATAAATTATCGAAACTACAGATGCTTATTATCACCCGTGGTTTCAAGTATGCATTTAAAGCCTGGAAGGATCCGGATGGAAAGTTGTGGATTATTGATGCTCATCAGCGACGCAAAGCATTACTAGCATTGCGAAAATCAGGGTTTACAATACCTGAGATACCTTACGAACCAATCTTTGCTGCAGATAAAAAAGAGGCTGTAGAAGAAATAGCAGCGTATAACTCGGAGTTTGCAACAAAGAACCCCGATACTTTACTTTTTAAAAAGTATGATATTGATGGCGACACAATGGAGCGTTTTAACCTCGGTTATGAGGTCAAAGCTGTAGATTATTCCATTGCAACTCCTTTGTTCGCACAAGAGCATGAGTCTGAAAACGTACAGGAGGATGTGGTGGATTTTTCTATTCCTTCTGAAAACGAAGATTCTCCTGGTTCTGTTTTTGCCCAGTCTGGGGATATTTGGTTGCTTGGTAATACTCGTTTGATGTGTGGGGATTGCCGGTCTAAAACGGATGTGTCTGCACTAATGAATGGTCAATACGCTGATTTGCTTGTCACAGATCCGCCGTATAATGTTGCCTATCAGGGAGCGACGGAGGATGAACTGACTATTCAGAATGACTCGATGGAAAATGATCTATTTGCCACCTTTCTTCGTCAGGTATTTACAGTTATGTTCTCAATCTTGAAGCCAGGTGGTGCTTACTATGTATTCCATGCCGATAGTGAAGGCGAGAACTTTCGGGCATCTCTCCGGAAGGTGGGATTTAAAATATCACAATGCTGTGTGTGGGTCAAGAACTCGATGGTCATGGGCCGTCAGGACTATCAGTGGCAACATGAACCTTGTCTCTATGGATGGAAACCTGGTGCTGGTCACTTTTGGAATTCTGATCGGAAACAAACGACTGTCTGGAACTTTGATAAACCGCAACGGAATGCCATTCATCCAACCATGAAGCCTATTGCTCTAATGGCTTATCCTATATGCAATTCTAGTTTACCAGGGCAGATTGTTGCAGACTTCTTCTCCGGATCCGGTTCTACACTTATGGCTTGCCAACAAACAGATCGAATTTGTTGTGCAATGGAGATAGATCCACGTTATGTCTCTGCTACTGTATCTCGATACCGGACTATGTTTCCGGAGCAACCTGTTCGGCTTATCCGTGGAGGGGAATTGATGAATACTGAAGAAACATTAAAACTCATTGCATGAAAAATGAATTGACACCTACCTCTGATGTAGACCAGATTACTCAAATCGGTGAGGAATATGTATCCCAGGTGCGCACGTTTGGCGCACTTGGTTACACTCCACAACGCATCTGCAGTCTGCTTGGACTTCGTGGTAAGGAGAAGTTAGCATTGATTGTCCGAATTACTCTCTCTGGAGACGTGTATTATGATGCATATAATAATGGGCGTGCTCTTGGAGAATATAATATTGATGCAGAACTTGCGAAGAAGGCAGAAACTGGAGACATTGATGCGATTAACACTTTGGAAGAACGTAAGAATTTACGTGTTGAATTAGACCTACGAAAACAACTGTTTGGAGTATGACACAATTAGACCACCTTGATAAGATACATCCGGATCTGATTTCAGAGTTCCTGACGACTGGAAGTTGTTCTGGGATTCCGGAGGAAATTCGGCTATTTTTAAAGCAGCTACAATGGGCGGCAGAGATATTTGAATATGAGAGAAATATCACTCGTGCAGCCAAGTTATTACGGCAGAGGATTAATGCTTCTCAACGGATTAATATTGATGAACGGACTTGTAAGGCCCGTATCTATGCTGCCATAAATTACTTTAATATCGATAATAATGTATCTATCAAGGTTTGGGAGTCTAATTATGCAGACAAATACGAGGATTTGGCGAAATTATGCGCTGTAAGGGGAGATTACAAGACACAGGAGAAATGTTATAATGCGGCCTTGGAATGTCGACGTAGAGCCTCGGAAATAGCCGAAGCGGATCGTGATCTTGGCATTGTCTTTCTTATTTCTCCGAATCTTACTCCTGAAGATCTCGGCTTTCAGAAGAAATCAATCAAGGAGATTGCACGTAAGAACAATGAGGGATTTTATATAAACCTAATTGATTCGCTCCCTATTGAGAAGGCTGATAAAAAACGTTTGTTACGTGATGCTGATATCCAGGAAGCAGAAATTATAGAACTTGAAGAGACGGGAGAATAATATGGGTATAGAACTTTATTCACAATCGTCACAATCGCTTAGTGCTGGTGCTGCTACTTTAGATTTGACAGCATCGTTTGAAGAATGCTATCAAAATGCGATGCAGATTAGGGCGAATGTCGTTGACTCAAATGTGCTCATTGTAGAAGCCGGTCGTGCTACGGGTAAAACTGAAGGAGTGATGGGACCACGTATCATTCGTGTTGCAAATGATATGCCTGGAGAACTTTCATTCCTGGTTCATAAAACATACGTGGCTCTAATGACAAACGTGTGGCCTAATATTCAGGCATATTTTTCCAAGCCGGTGGGCGATGGGCGGCGTTCTATGCTTGAATATGGTATTGATTACATCGTGGGGGAAACGAAAATACCTTCCCATTTCCGAAAGCCTCGATATCCGATTGCTTATCCAAAACATAGCATTCTGTTTCGTGATGGCCATCATCTGCAAATGGTGAGTTCTGATCAGCCTGAATCTGTTGCCGGTCGAAGTGGAGTGCATGCCTTCGTGGAGGAAATGAAACACAATAAAGGAGAGAAGTTAAAAACTCGTTTGTTCCCGTCTCTGCGTGGTTCTTCAGCTACTATCCGTATGTCACATTATTATCAAGGCATAACCGGCGTGTCAGATACTGCTCGTTTGGACTTAGGGGAAGACAATTGGTACGAAGAGTATGAAAATAATGTCAATCAGCAGCTTATTGATGAGATCGCATCAGCTTCTTTATATCTGCATGCAGCCCTATATAAAATATACCGCAATAATATCCGGATGAGAGAGGAAAAGAATCCTGTTATCATTGAAGCCCTTCGTTTGGAAACAGAGAAAGCAAAACGTGTTGTAGCAGCTTGGAAGCCACGCCTTGCGGATATGCGTAGAAATGCGAGCTACTATATCCGTGCTTCTTCTTTTGCGAACAAGGATATATTAGGGCCTAAATTTTTCCGCACACAGCTTGAATCACTTGATCTCGATGAGTTCTTAACTTCTATTTGTGCAATCCGCAAGAAGGAAGTCGTTAATAAATTCTTTGCAAACTATCGGAAAGACAAGCACCAGTTCTCCGATGGCTATCGCTATGAATCAATTTTAAAACTTGATTTGCGTGAACACTTTGTTTTAACTTCCAGGTATCTAAAATATTACGATAAACGTGAACGGATCTTTCTTGGCTACGATCCCGGACACTTTTCCAGTATTGTTGCTGCCCAGGAAAGGGATTATGGGCATGAACTCCGTGTCCTGAAAGAATTTACCTGTTATTATCCGGCAGAACAGCCGGAGCTGGCAAAGCAAATATTTGATTATTTTGGAACTGATGCGATTAATAAACATATTGTGCTTTATCATGACCGGGCAGCCAATAAACGCCGTGAAGACCTTGAAAAAATAACGTCTGATGCTCGTATATTGAAAAGAGAATTAGAAAGTTACGGCTTTACTGTTGAACTTATGAACGAAGGACAATCCACAATCTACCACTGGCAGCAATTTAAGCTTTTATTACTCTTGTTTGGTGAGCGAAGTAATGCATTACCCGTATGTCGGATAGATGAGAATGAATGTCCGAACCTTTGTAGTGCCATTCCACTATCACCTTTAAAGAAAACGGATGGGCGTATTGAACTAGATAAATCTTCTGAAGTTAAAGTGGCACTGAAACACCAGGCAGGGCTTACAACGCAGCTTCCTTCTGCACTTATCTACCTACTTTTCGGGCTATACGGTGATAGAATACAGGGTGAATTAAGTAATATACCGGATGATTTGCCCGAAAATATAGGGATATAATGTACATATTAGAGTAATATAGTTATCCGTAAATCTTATATAATATCACGCTTTTGACATCGTTTTTATATGTAAAATACAGGTTTACAGGTAAAAGACATTTTGAAAACAAAAAAACGAAAAAATGTACGACGAAATTCTCCACGCCCCGCTGAAAAAGCGGTTTGAGGTGCAAAAAAATGCATTTGTCCGGAAATATGACAGTACCCTCGGTTCGTCCTTTCGAGAGGGGGGTAAAAACGGTAATTTCGAGCATGGAAACGACGATGACAGGCATAAATGCACTGCAATGGGCGAAGGAGATCTCAAAGTTGCCGGATGGATGCTTCACCATTGCCTTCTTCCCTTACTCTAAGCAGAAAGGAGAGGCTTCCGAAAGGTTGGCAGTGAGGGAGGGGTGCACATTCCGAACGCAACTTCCTGAAGAACGGTTCAGTATTGATGGTGAGAACTTCTTTCTCTTTAATGATGGGAACGGTGATCCCAAAATGTGCTATCGCATACTTATTCGCTACATGGGGTTTCCTCAAGATGGATATAAATTGCATAAAATAGACTGGTTATGAGTGATAGTGTAGAGATGTTGGGAAATTATGGTTACTATGCAGAGAGTGGCAGTGTCATTTCCTTTCAATTAGGTACGAATCCCACGGCAGGGCTGAAGGATCCGGGCTTCGTTAATTCAAATACAATTTTTCCTGCAGACTACAATTGGCAGTCAATTGGAGGGTTTAATGTGTGTGCACGTGGAGCTAATAACATGAAGTGTGAAGAGGTAGAGAACGATATCAAGAAGAACCGTTTATTGCCTCGATTGATAACCAAACAGGTTAATATGCTTTATGGGCTTGGCCCGGCTATATACATCAAAAGCATAAAAGACGGGAAACTCGTTAAGGAGTGGGTGGATTGTCCTGAGATAACAGCCTGGCTTGAATCCTGGAAAGACCGTGGTCTGGAGTCTGATTACAAAGAAGTAGCTAAGGGAAATATCAAGAACTACTATTACTTCCGTGACTACTTTGTGAAATGGCGCATGACGCTTGGTAACCGTATCGGAGAACAACGACCGGTAGCTGGTCTTGAGTTGATGGAAAACAGACGATGCCGGTTGGCTACACAAAAAAAAGATGTTGTTACAGAGTTGATCAATTATAAGGACTTCACTCATATTGCAGTTGGGCGATGGAGTTATGGCGTTTCTAAATATTTGTTTTATCCTCGCCTGGTAATTAATGACATTCGGAATATCAAATGGGCGGCAATATCTCACCATCGCGAAAAATCGGTTAGTGAATTTTATGGCGTAAATGAAACTCATGAAGGGACAAAAGCCTATATCAAAGGCTCAAATGATACTGCTTATTACATAAACTCTTTCTTAAAAAATTCGCTGGCCGCTAAGATTCATATCATTATCCCGAATGCGTGGGTTGAATCAAAGCGTGCACAAATTACAAAAATATGTAATGAGAACATGGAGCGAAAAAGAAAGAACGAATCTCTTCTGACCTATAATGGGATTGAAATCGGAACAACCTATAAAGAATCGTATTTTCTTAAATACCTCAAGCAGGAACTACGCAATATTAGTGAGTATCTTTCAGGGGCAGATAATCAGGGAAAAGCTTATGCTACTATCAGCTTTAAATCAGGGGCCAGCGAGGAAGAACGTTGGAAATTTGAGGTCTTAGACCTGAAATATAAAGAGTATATTGATGCTCTTATTACCTATGATAAGCGTGCAGATGAAGTTCTTTTGTCATCGGTTGGATTGGATTCTTCTATCTCGAGCGTTTCTAAAGATGGTGTCATATCAAAATCCGGAGCGGATGTATATTACAATTATTTGATTTACTTGATGTCTCTTACCCCGGATGATGAAATCTGTTCAGAGCCCTTTAATATGGCTATTCAGATCAACTTTCCGGAACTATATAAGCAAGGATTCCGCTTTGGCTTTTATCGTGAGACACCTAGCCGACAAGAAGAAGTAACTCCTAATGAACGACTAAATAAACAGCAATCATGAACCTGAAAGACTTATTTACCGACATTTCCGGATTTGCAGAGTTTGTACCTGGTATCGATGCGAATATAAACTTTGCATTGCTTAATAGCCATGCAGTTACTGCTTATAAACGAATTGCAAACATTGTGAGTGTTCCTGTATATGAAAAAATCATAGAACAGGGGAAGAGCGAAATGTACGATTATCTTCGGACGGCATTGGCGAACCTCATCATGGCAAATGATACGATTTTCGATGTTCTTCGCAAACGAAAAGCAGCTATTGATATTTACAAGTACGAGCAGGAAGCTATAAGAAGAGCTTATTATGAGAATTACTATAATGCAATGGATTCTCTCATTGCACTTCTTAATCAATCTGAAAATATGGGATGGGAAGATACCAGGTATTATAAAATGCTTGATAAACTACAGATAAAGACAACCGAAGAGTTCGACCTGTTATACTGCATTGATTTATCGTATCTGTTCTTCTTTCGCTGTATCCCAATCCAGGTAGAAGTCCTGGAGGAGAATTTTACTGGTTACCTTGAGCGTGCAAATGAGAAGCCATCTGTTTTATCATTGATTAACCGAGCACTTGCAAAGAAAGTGGTAGCTGTTGCTTTAACCAGGTTTGATATATTAGAGTTCCCATCCACTATCCGGAATCTTTTTGATGATTCAAAAGCGAGTAGATCCGGAAAAGATGAACAGGAGAGATTGCTTATTTTATCTGTCCAATTACAAGATCAGGCAAACAGTTTGATTAAAGATATCGACTTGTTGTTATCAGATCCACAGAGTAGCGATATTGAGACAGAAACTTCCTTTAATCAACCTGAAGATAAAATACAATTAATGCCATGATTGAGTTTTATGTACATCAGAATAAATTTGCGATCCCCAATGCTTGGGAGGAACTTACTCCGGGACTATTTGAGGGTATCATGGCCGATATGGATCTAGTCATAAAAGGCGAACTTTCACCGGCTATGCTTCAGGTTAAACACATCTGTCGTGCAATGGGCTGGAGCCCGAGGAACTTGGTGCGGACTAAGGAAGAAGATACGCTGTCTAATCTTGCCTGGTTGGGAGAGCAAGTTGATTTTATTTTTCGAATATCATATCCGGATCAGGATGCAGCTCTTCAGGATCTATCTAAGGAAGACTATGTAAAAGCCAAGAAAACACCTCCGGAGAGGTTGAATATATCAATTGCACGTTATCTTTCAAAGTTGGACTATAAGTTCGTGTTAAATGGTTGCTTTTGTGCACAATTGATTCCGTATGTTTCTATTCAGGGACAACTGTTTTCCGGATATACTATTGATACTAGTTTTAGCCAACTGACTTGTTCTCTAACAGCTCTACAATTCATAGAGGCTCGTTCGCTGCTCGGATGTAATCAAAAGATGTTGCCGTTACTTGCTGCTATTTTATACCACCCGGGACTGTATGATTCGGAGTCTGCACACTCCTTGGCTAAATCATTTGAAAAGTTACCTAACGCAACATTGCAGAGTATTGCATTCAATTTTTCATCATTTGTCAACTATCTGTTTACAACTACACAATTTCGGATCTTGGTTGCGGGTGAGAGTGAAAAGCAAAGTTTAATAACGACTGGTGCACTTGAGTCGCTTTATAATTTGAGTAATGATGGACTAGGGGATGTTTCAGCGATTGAACAAATGAATATAATCAAGTACTTTACAATTTTACGTAAGAAATTGATAGAAACGATACGGAGTATGAATTTTGCAGAAATACCTGTTGTGGATATCGCTAAAAATACGGGGTTACCAATTTCATTAATAAAACAGATAATATGATTTTTGAGATTCTCAAATATTATGCTCAATTCCCGAATCATAGTAAGGTGATTGAGCTCTTTTCAAAGGGACGAAGTGAACTTCCTGAATACGTCGCAATCCAGGAGGAAATTAAAAGTTTGTCTAACTCTTCCCGGATCCGAGGATTAGACTACTATATTTTTGGGCAGAGTTTCGATTCGGTAAAACAGAATGTTGATCGTATTCTCTCCGGAACCTATTTGTTTGTGGAGATTGGTGATATTATGTCTAAACGTGATCAGAAGAATAGCATTCAGGATGAAGTGCAAATGGCCGTTACAATCGCTGCAAAATCTGCCGAAATGGACTTGATAGAGGAAGCGATACAATCACAGCGTACACTCGCCATGCTGCAACAGCTACGAGTGGAGATGACCTCTGATCAGGTTAGTACCCCTTGGCTAAAAGAGTTGTCCGGATCATGCCAGATTCGCCCATTTGTAGCAAAAGAATTTGCCTCTATTGGCTGGACGATGATGTTCGAAAGGGAAGGAAGCGATTTATTTGATATAAAGCGTCTGATTAATCGTAAAGTATAAGATCTGTAAATATTGATAAGATGAAACGTGATACAAAAGAAGCTATTCAATATGGTAGTGCTATTGGCATGCTAGTATTAGGTTCTGCTTTAGCTGTAGCAGGATTTGTCATGTCTCACGGCGAGATACATGATAGTGTGTTGTGGCTCTTTGCTCAATGTCTGCTTTATGCCGGGGCTGTGTTTGGAGTCTCCGTTTACATAACGGACCGGTTTAATAGGCTTGAAAACAAGTTATTCAATAAAAAGGAGGAGGAAACAAAATGAAGGAAATTGATGCTATTGTCATTCATTGTTCGGCCACACGTGCCGGACAAGATTTACGTGCAAAGGATATAGACCGGATGCACAAGCAAAGAGGCTTTAGCCAGATCGGTTATAACTTTGTCATTGACCTTGATGGAATGGTAGAGAATGGACGTCCGCTTTCCATTGACGGTGCGCATTGCAACACGAAAGGTTTTTCTATTACATCGTATAATAAACATTCCGTTGGTGTGTGTTATATTGGCGGACTGGATGCAAACGGGAAACCTGCTGATACACGGACGCCCGCTCAAAGAGCTAGTTTGCGTGAGCTGGTAGCAAAGCTATGCAAGGAATATCCCATCGTGGAGGTTCTTGGACATCGTGATACTTCGCCCGATTTGGATGGCAGCGGGGAGGTAGAGCCTAGAGAATATATTAAGGCATGTCCTTGTTTCGATGTACGTTCCGAGTTTACCAACTTCTTGCGTAATACAGTAGTTCGACCATGAAACGGCTGATTTATATTATCATGTTGTTAACGTTAGCAACATGCTTTATATCCTGCCGGACTCAATATATCCCGGTTGAGTCCGTTCGTGTTGAATACAAAACACGCGATAGTATCCGTTATGACAGCATTTATCAACGTGATAGTATTTATACGCTCGTAAAGGGTGATACAGTCTATCAGTATAGGTACAAGTATCTGTATCGCTACCTAACAACAAATCGTACCGATACGATTCTTAAAAATGAATCTATTCGTGTACCTTATCCGGTTGAAAAGAAGTTGAACCGATGGCAAAGTCTAAAGATGGAGCTAGGCGGATGGGCTTTCGGGATCGTTATTGCTTTTCTTTTGGTAATAATAGGGCGAATAGTATATAGGTCTAAAAAGAAATAGTACCTTTGTTCCCGAAATCATCAATATCAATCCGCGACGGCGGATTTTGCCCCGGCTAAGTGTAGTCGAGGCTTTTTTATTATATAAACTTTAAAACTCAAATAAATGGAAAATAACTACGATTACGACTCCGTTCAAGAGTTACTAACATGGGCAAAGGAAACTTTGAAAAACAAGACCTATCCGCAGGGTGAATTTCAAATTAATAAAGCGACAAAGGTGTTAGATTGCGGCTCTTATTTATCATCTATGATACAGATGATTTCGAGAAATTGGGAAAATCCGACTTTTTATCCCACTATTAACCAACTAAGAGAATTCAGAAAAGAAATAGAAAAGGTAGCCGAATGAGCTACCTTTTCTATTTGTATAGTGCTATAATTAGGTTACCTTTTCATATTACTTTAATCCTTTTTTAGCTCAAGCTAAACAAAGCTAAGTGGTTGATAATAATCTTCTTATTGCTACGTTGTTCAAGCTTATTGTGTTATCTTAGCTGTACAATAATAAAAAGATAATAAGCCATGTTTGAAAAGAAGAATTACAAAAAAGGACAAAAAGTTACTTACCAGAAGAAAATATACACTTGCGATGGTTACGAATGGACTGTATGTACTTCAAAAGTTGTATGTATTTACAGTAATACAATGCTGATGGATAACGGAGATAGTATATCTGTTTTCTAACTAATAAATTAAATTATAATTAGGTCTGGAATATGATTATTTCAGACCTTTTTGTATCCTATTTTAGCTCAAGCTAAACAAAGCTAACTGCTTGGTAATAAACGGATTATTGCTACGTTATCCGGGCTTATTGTGTTATCTTTGAAGTACAAAAATAAAGGATAAAGCATTATGAACGAGCAAATTACCAACATTTTAAACCAGAGAATAACAAAGACTAGCAAGATACAACAATTGCTTCTTTTAGGATTAACCCGCCGCCAGGTTGCAGACCTTGTAACAAACGGAAATTACGGTTTTGTACAAAACGTATATAAAAAGATGCTTGAAGCTGGAACCTTTGCTCCGGCAACCAGCACAGCTGCTTTCTTGCTTGAAATAGACTACACTTTTAATCGCCGCTTCGGGATTGAGATCGAAGCGTACAATTGCACTCGCGAACACCTTGCTCACGAACTTCAGGAAGCCGGGATAAACGTAGCAGTTGAAGGATACAACCACATTACAAGCGCACACTGGAAATTGGTAACAGACGGAAGTCTTTGTGGAAATAATACTTTCGAATTGGTAAGCCCGATATTGGAAGGAGAAAGCGGATTGAGAGAGTTAGAGAAAGTATGCTGGGTACTTGATTATTGCAACGTAAAAGTAAACGAATCTTGTGGATTACACGTTCACATGGATGCAGCGGACTTCACCATGAACACTTGGAAAAACTTGGCACTTAGTTACAAAAACATAGAGAACGTAATAAACGCTTTTATGCCAGCTGGCCGCAGAGATAACCACTATTGCAAAAGCTTAAGCAGAATATCTGAAAGAAGAATACTGCAGGCAAATACGCTCGACGACCTTCGGGCAGCTTTTGGAAACGATCGCTATCATAAAGTAAATCTTGAAGCTTACGCCCGCCACCGGACGATAGAATTTCGTCAACATAGCGGTTCTACGAACTTCACAAAGATGAGTAATTGGGTTCTTTTTTTAGGCCGAATGATTACCTTTGCGCAACAGGCGAAAGTTGAAATAGGAACAACGCTTCAGAATCTGCCTTTCTTGACAGATGATCAAAAAATATACTTTAAACTTAGAACGAAAAAACTTAGTAGATAATGAATAATAGAAATTACTTATTGCAGGATGGCGGAACAATAACCGTCACCTGCGCTGCAGATTTTGTAACCAAACTTCGGGAAGGTAGTCGTTTTGATTCCGAATGTACCGATCAGGAATATATGTTCAACTTTGCTGATCGATATCGCGACCAAACAGGAAACGTTATTCGTGCTGATTCTCCGGAGAACTTTATTGAAGATTTAATAGCTTTTGGGTATGTAACTGTTAAATAATCAATTTGATAAAGAAATTGTTATCAAAAGTTTTGTTTGTGATAATAGTTTCTTTATCTTTGTGTTGTCAAACAAAAGAGCTCTTTGAATGACTGATGAAGAAGCGTTAAAAGCGCGGGTAGATGAGTTAATAGAAAATCTTAACTACTACCTCCGAAATTATAACCGACTCATTGGAATTGGTTATAGAAAATCGGTACTTGATGCAGAAATTGAGAATCTCAAGCTTGAGATTCAGAGGTTATCTGCTCGGTAGAAAAAGAGTTCCCCACTCGACGGGGTGGGGAACTCATCTTCTTCATTATTTTGTTTTATCTAAAATTTAAGTAAGATGGGAGTAAAAGAAGATTTTTTCAGATTAAAAACAGCATGCCTCGAGGCTAAAGGTTCTGATCGTGAAAAAGCGGAACAAGAGATGGATCGTTTTTTTGATTCGTTACGACCAGAAGACCAACAGGAATTGCATGCGGCTATTGATGAAGATTTTGTTCGGATTCACCAAGTAGTTGAAGATGCTAAAAAGATGAAAAGACAGATTGAAGTGCGAAAAGTTTTATCTGAAGTACTTCCATTCATCTCTGTATCAGAATTTGCCAAGCAATATTTTGAAAAATCAGCTTCTTGGCTGCATCAACGCATTAATGGAAATGAGGTGCATGGTAAAGTGGCGACTTTCACAGAAAAGGAATTGAATATTTTATCTGATGCGCTGAAAGATGTTGCTGATAAATTGAATAATGCAGCTTCTGCATTATCTTGATAAAAAAAAGTCAAAATATTTTTGGGTTGTTTCGTTTTTCTTGACTATCTTTGTTTTTGCCAAGTAAAAACCACATTTCAACTCCTCATATCGTGTAATCCGTAAAATCGGATTCCGGGTGGTTCCGGTTGGCGCACGATATGAGGAGTTGATTTTTATAATACTATGATAAAGGAGGAACAATTAGACAGTCCATTAGCAGTGATTTGTTTTCACAATATTGGGCGTAATCAGGATTTTGATACAGATTGGATAGCAGATATGACTAATGAATAAATTCGGGAGATGGTGCTGCTTCTCAATGCGTATGACCGTTCGAGCTACAGATCAAAATAAACTTGTAGAACGTATAGGCTTAGTTGAGAAGTTAATTGAAAGCGCCCTTCCTATTGAGGATGTTAAGGATTAATAAATGAATAATATGAAGAAAATTACTGAAACAATAGCCTGGGTATGTATTGCTATAGGGTGTGCCGTGTTTGGAATTTATATATATGGACTATGTTGTAACGACTATTCTGTACTTGGTGAAATTAAAGATGCAGATATAGCAAGGACAGGTCAGATTGGAGACTTCTTTGGAGGTATAATTGGTTCTATCTGGGCTTTGGCTGGAGTCTTATTATATTTTTCTGCTTTAAGAATGCAATCTCAAGAGTTGTCTAATCAGATGCGCGAAATGAGTGACAATAAAAAGTTAATGCAACAACAACAATTTGAGACTACTTTTTTTAATTTATTGAAAACACAACAAGATTTGAAAAATAGTTTAAAAGGGCAGTTTCATTGTATTATTAGAGGTCGTGCAGGTTTTAATTATCATTCAGAAACATGTGAATCAGACGCTTTTTTTGATCGTATATATTCAGAAATGAGTAAACTATATGTTGTTTATAAACAGAAAAAATATGTTCCGTGGAACGAGGCTGATGTTGAGCGGGAGATAGAAGATTATGCTATTTCCATTGAATATGAAAATGATCCTGAATATGATTATGAAGGAGAAGTAAGGCATATGTATGAACGGTATAATCAGAGTTATTCAACGTATATATATGCAATAAAGGAATCAACAGTGAAGCAAGCACAACAGAAACCAAATGAGATGTTAATGTGTCGATGTATTTATGGTCATATATTTGCTAGATATCAAAATGTTATTGGGCACTATTGTCGTCATTTATATAATATTATAAAGTTTCTAGATAATGAAAAACAGAAATGTTTAAACGAAAAGGGGCTTCTTCTTTCTGAAAGGAAAGCTATTGATGACAGATTCTCTACATATGTCGCTTTTATACATTCGATGTTAACAACGAAAGAATTGTGTGTTGTTTTTTATAATTCTCTTTTGTTCTCAAAAGCTAAGACTCTATTTGTTAAGTACAATTTATTTGATAATTTGCTTAAGGAGAATTTATTAAGCAAGGACCATGCAGAATTAATGGAAGGAGCTATTCTAAAAACGTCCAAAGATATATTTCACCATATTATAGAAGAATTGGACGCTGATGATGTAAATAATAAACTTTGAAAACACACAGAATGAAAAAAGTATTATTATTTGTTTTTGCAATTGGGTTGTTGACTTCTTGTGCAACCTCTGCTATTTCGTATCCAGAACCTTATGGGTTTTCTACTTTTCTTGACTATTCTCCATTGACAAATAAAGGGATTTATGTTACAGAATCTAATTCAGTTTCCTTTGACTATAAGACTTTGGGAAGTGTGTCTGCTACAGAAGTAAGTGGATGGGTTAAAAAAGAGAAGGTACTTAAAGTCGCCAATAAGAACAAAAAGAACAATGTGGATGATATGTATGCTGATGTTGAAAGAAATCAATCTAACGGGAAATATATGCGTATGAGTCCTAGTCTTGACGTTGCTATGGAGCGTATGGCAAATACATTGAAAGAGGTTGATGCAAATGGTATTATCAATCTTAAAATTCGATGGGAGCCAGATCGTATAATCATTTCGGGTATGGCTATTCGAAAATAAATGTTCTTTTCTTTTGTGCTTTCAAATATTATCACCATTTTTGAAAGGCCCAAACAAAATTAGTCTGAATCTTCTGTCAGCGTGTAATCTGAAAATATCAGATTCTGGAGTAATTTCCAGTGGGCGCACGCTGACAGAAGATTCATTTTATTTAATACTATGGATTTTAAAGACAGCATCAAACAACTCTCTGAACGAGTATTCAAACTCAAAGAAAACATTCTCACTGAAGAAGCTACTAAGAACGCATTTATTATGCCATTTATTAATGCACTAGGTTATGACGTATTTAATCCCTTGGAAGTAGTTCCGGAGATGACTTGTGATATCGCGATGAAAAAGGGAGAAAAAATAGATTATGCTATCATGAAAGATGGTGAACCTGTGCTTCTTATTGAATGTAAACATTGGGCACAGGATCTCAATTTGCATGATAACCAACTTATACGTTACTTCAATGTATCTAAAGCGAAATTTGGTTTATTGACTAATGGCATTATCTATCGTTTTTATACTGATTTGATTGAGCCAAACAAGATGGATGAAAAACCATTCTTAGAAGTGGACATTACTGATTTGAAGGATAATCAGGTTGAAGAATTGAAGAAGTTTCATAAATCTTATTTTGATGTTGATAATGTACTAAGTTCGGCTAGTGAGTTGAAGTATACAGGTGAACTAAAAACTATTATTGCAAAAGAGTTTGTAAATCCTTCACCAGACTTTGTTCGGTATTTTGCGAAACAGGTGTATGATGGAGTTATTACGGCTAAAATTCTTGATCAATTTACTTCTTTAACAAAAAAATCAATCAGTACATATGTTAATGATTTGATTTCGGAACGCTTGAAATCAGCTTTGAAGACGGAAGCTGACGTAGAAAAGAAGGATAATCAAGGAGAATCTTTAGAACTGACAGAATCCTCTTCTGTGGAGGATAACAAAATTATCACTACCGAAGAAGAAATTGAAAGTTATATGATTGTAAAATCGATACTTCGCCCTGTTGTTGATATATCTAGGGTCGTATATCGTGATGCGCAAACTTATTTTGCTATACTACTTGACGATAATAATAGAAAGCCTATATGTCGTATGTACTTCAATAGTATAAGTAAAAAATATATATCTACTTTTGATGAAAATAAGAAAGAAACAAAGCATGAAATAAATAAGTTGGATGATATTTATTCTTTTGGTAAGGAGTTGAAAGATATAATTGAGTATTATGATAAAAAATAGTTTTTTCTTTTGCATATTCAAATATTATCCTCATATTTGCAAAAGCTAAAAACCAAACATGTTAGTCATGTACGTAGAGTAGCGGTTAAATGCTCAGCGAAATTCGAAGGGCTTTTTTTATGCCCATTAGTCTTCTTTTTTTATAGGAGATTTTAATTTATGATATAGGCGGCTGCCTTTCCGATAAACTTTTTTGCTCTACGGAGTGACACTGTTTGGTTTTTAGCGAAACTCGGGATATGGCAGCCGTTCTTGTATTTATTTGTATTCAAGAAAATTTGCCTAAATGCTAAAAACCAAACAGTTATGAAAACTCAAATTCTCAACACGCCAGTCGTGTCTGCTCCCGACATCAATGTCGCTAGCAATGTCAAAGCTCTAACAGAGCAAGTTAATAATCTGCAAAGCCGTTATTATAGTGCTTTAGCACTGGATTGTGAAGTACGTACTACTTCCGATCGTTGGTATTTTCGAGCAATTGGATTTACTAGCTTCGGTCTGATCTTCTTTCCTCTTTTACTGGTGGCTGCTTATTGTGTTTATCGGGCAAAGAAGAGTCAGAAAGGAGGTGAGATATGATCAAGAAAGGAAAAACTGTATTTGTCTCGGATGAGGTACTTAAACTTTTGCGCATGCAATCAGAAGTCATATTGTCTCAAGCGAAGATGCTCGAGGAAAGTGTTAAAATCCCTCCCTTCTCTGTGATTAAAAATGGGAAAGTAATAAAGAAAGGAAAAATAGCATGAAAGATCAATCAGAAGAAATTACTAATGTAAGTGTTTATATTGCTGCTTTACAGGCTACTTTTAAGCCTGCATGGGATGCCCGGCATACAACACACTGGTTTACGACCGATGAAGTTTATCAATCTATAAAGAAACTGGATCCGGCGGCCAATATATCGAAAGAGGATATATTTAAAGCAATGACGGACGCCGGATTTAAGTTCCAAAACCGTCCCGGAGCATCGGGATGTGATTTTCGGTGGATGCTTGAACTGAAGTCTTCCAAATAGGCCTGTGCCCGGGAGTATACTTTGGTTAATACTCCCGGATAATTCTTGGATATCGGAAAATTATTGTCTATATTTGACTCAATAAATCATTGATATGGTACTGTTCATTATTTTAATAGTAACTGTTTTGCTGATGCCGTTTTTTACAATGCATCGGTCTTGGATGGAGAAATTCTTATTCTTCATATTCTCTATATGTTTAACTCCCTTGTTGGGAGTTCCTATCTATTGGTATATCTTTCGTCGTTAATATTTGTCCTTTCCTTTCCTGATAGCTTCCAGTAAATTCGCTGAAAATAAGTTCAGCGAATTATGGTCACAGATGAATTAATTAAAAAACGTTTTGTTCACGATACTATCTCACAAGGTATCAATCTGATTTATGAAACCCAAGAGAAGGTAGTTCGTACTTATCTTAATACCCGTTCAGGGAATCTTATGTCATATATCCAACGTAGACCTTTTACTTCTCAAGAAGCGGAGGGTAGACAGGTGTATTACATACGTATTCTTCCTTATTTGCGTTACTTGGATATTCGGTATCGAAAAGGGAGCGACCGTGTATCCCGTCATATTCGTAGTAACTTAGCTCTCTATAACTGTACAGTTTGGGGTGTTCTCTATCATGAAACTTTTCCTGAACTTCGATATGGCTTTACGAAAGAAATTCAGAATACTATTCGTTGTGAACTGGAACAGGCTCTTCAGTATGAACAATCTCAAAACTGGTAATTATGGGAAAAGGCAAACATCTTTCAGAGGATGAGATAAAGTATATTGTCTCTGCAGAAACTTCTAAAGCACAACAAGAGATTCATTCTTTGACAAAGGCGACATCAACTTTGAAAAAAGAAGAACGTGAACGACGGAAGGCTATGATTGAACTCGAAGCACAAGGCAAAAAAAATACGGAAGAGTATCAGAACCTTTCAAAAGAATGTAAGGAATACACTCGGCAAATTTCTGCAAATAATAAGAGAATAGAGGAGCTAAGAAAGAAACTAGACATAAGTGCTATGTCTATGGTTCAGCTTAAAAAACAAGCTAGAGATTTGCGAACTCAATTGGATAACATGTCTCAAGCTCTCAATCCAGAAGAATATGCGAATTTGGAACGCCAGTTGCAAAAGGTGAACGAACGCATGTCCGACTTGAAAGGTAATGCAAAAGGAATGGCAGAACTGGCTAAAGGTGAAGGTACGATATCTGTAATGATGGGTAACCTGTTTACTAAAATGGCGGAATGGGCTGGAAATACTCTTGCGAAGATGAAAGATATAGCACTTGAAGGAGTAGAAATGGCTGAGTCTGCTGATGGTGTAACTAGAGCTTTTCGTGCTATGGATGATGGGACTATGCTTGATAAACTTCGTAAGGCTACAAAAGATACTGTTACGGACTTGGATTTGATGAAAGCTGCAGTTCAAGCTAAAGACTTCCGTATACCTTTAGAGGATCTTGGTAAATACCTGCAATTTGCGCAATTAAAGGCGCAGCAGACTGGGCAGTCTGTGGATTATATGACTCAGTCAATTGTCACCGGACTTGGACGTAAATCAGTTATGATTCTTGATAACTTGGGATTGTCAGCAGCCGAAATAAATGAAGAAATGGCTAAAACGGGAGACTTTATGTCAGCTGTTGCTTCTATTGTTGATAAACAGTTGGCTGCTGCAGGTGATAATTATGTGTCTGCTGCTGATCGAGCTATGCGGAAGAGTGTTGAATTTAAAAATGCACAACGAGAACTAGGTGAGACTTTGCTGCCTTTAAAAGAAAAATGGGATGACGTGTATGGAGGCATGGAAATCGGTACAATGAAACTTGTTGGATGGATAGTGAAACACAGAGCTGCTTTAGTGACATTAGTAACTGCTGTCACTACTTATATTGCAGTACAGAAGATTGCTACCGCCTGGAATGCTAAACATGCTTCAAGTACCATGCTTTCTATTACTGCAGAAAAACTTCAGGCAGTTCAATTGGCTTTATCTCGTAAAGCTTTTCTCGCGAAATTGATTGTGATGGACCTTTATAAGGGTAGATGCAATTTGGCCACAGCAGCAACGGAAATGTTCAATATTGTGTTAAAGGCCTCTCCACTTGGTTTGGTGACAACTCTAATTACTACAGCAGCTGCGGCACTATACTTGTTCGGTAATAAAACATCCGTGGCAGATAAGTCAGTTGGGGAGTTTAATAAACGATTAGCAGTAGAGAAGGCATCACTTAATAATATTTTTGAAGAATTGAAGAAAACAAATCCGGGAACTACTGAACGTTCACGTTTGGTGAAAGAGTTGAATGATAGGTATCCTGATTTGATAGGTAACTATAACCTTGAAAGTGCGAAACTCAAAGAAATAACTCGTGCACAAAATGATGCAAACCAAGCTCTAATTAGTCGTATTGCTACAGAAATGAAAGCAAAGACTATGGCTGATTATGTAGAAAAGAATGTAACTACGCAAATGGAGAAGATAGAGTATTTAATGCTGGAGGCACAAAGCCAAATGGGACAACAGACATTTGCGAAATTGAAACCAGGCTTAGAGGCTTTCTTTAATGAATCATCTAAAAGTATGGTGGATTTTTGGAATACTTTTGGTAAATATTTCCATTCTACATTGAGCAATGATAATATGACAGCTTTCAGAGATGCTTTCATTTCTTTACGTGATGATCAAAAGTCTCTTTCTGCTGGTGTAGATGATATTAATAAGAAATATGAACCATATATCCAGTCGATAAAAACAGTTACTGCGCTTTCTGACGAAGAAATTAAAAAGCAGATGGAAGCTAATTCTTTGATAAAGAAATATGAGAAGGAACGGCAGACTGTACAAGATACATGGAGTGAAGCCAATAAGGATGATATTGAAAAGAAAAATAGAGAACTTGAACGTTTGGACGATTTGATAAAGAAATATCGCGAACTGGGTACTGTTAAGGCTACTTCAGAAGCTGAAAATAAAGCAAAAAAGAAAACAGACGATGAGACTAAAGCCGTTTTAGAAAAAGAAAAAAATATGCTCGGAGAACTCGAACAGCTTCGAATTAATGATTTGAACAAAGAAAAAAATAGTAATCAGTCTTCTTTGAATGCATATAAGCTCTTACTCCAGAATAAGAAAATTTCTCAAGAGCAATATAATATCTTAGAAGTTACAGCAGCTTCCAACCTTGCAGATGAAGTCTTACGAATAGAAACAGAATATCAAGATAAGACGGAGAATCTTACTATCGCAAATCTAGTACTAAAAGAAAAGGTTGTAAAGGATGCTGCAAAAAGAGTTCAGCAATCGGAACAAGATTCTTTTAATAAAAGGTTGCAAGCAGAACAGACTTATCAAACTAATATTGAAGGTATACGTGGTTTTATTGGTAAGGAATTAAGTCCGGAGGAAAAGTTAAAGAGTCAACTTAATATACAACTATCGTTGCTTGATTCTTACTATCAAGCTTCTTTGGAATATGCACGCCAGAATGGTGAAGATGAAACTGAAATTACTAATTTGTATAATAAAGCAAGATATAAATTACAAAAGGAGTACTATGATGAAAAGAATAAGTTAGCAGAAAACTCGGAAAAATTACTTCATGGAATGTCTGGTAATGAGCTGGCTGGAGACGTTGAGAGTTTAGTGAATGCCATTGGCTCAATTCGTACTGCACTAGAAAGTGTTAATGAACCGAATTTTTGGAAAGATTTTGGAGATAATATACTTCAAAATATGAAAACGGCAATTTCTGCTACGACAAAGATGCTGTCTTCAGCTTTTAATACTTTCAAGGACGTTGAATTAAATAATATTGATGAGAAATATAATGCTGAAATAGAGGCGGCTGAAGGTAATTCGGATGAGATTGAGCGTCTTGAAAAAGAGAAGGCACAAAAGAAATTAAATATAGAAAAGAAGTATGCTGATGTACAGTTTGCTATCAAAGTATCTGAAATTATAGCTAGTACTGGGCTTTCTATAATGCAGGCTTTTGCTCAACTTGGTCCGATTGGAGGAGCAATTGCAGCTGCAATGCTGGCAGCAACATCTGTTATTCAGATTACTGCTGCTAATGCTGAACGACAAAAAGTTAAGAATATGACCCTTTCTGGATCAAGTAGTTCTTCAAAAGGATCCGGTCAACGTGTGGCAACTGGTCGTGAAGATGGTGGTAAAATTGATGTCCGCCGTGCTCAAGACGGTAAGTTGTTTGCCGGTGCCGATTATGATCCGGACGCCCGTGGCTTTATTGATAAACCAACTGTAATTGTTGGTGAGGGACCGGCAGGCCGGTCAAAAGAGTGGGTGGCTAGTAATGCCGCCGTCGAGAATCCTACCGTTGGTCCTATCCTTGATATGATTGATAAGTCGCAGCAAGCCGGCACTATCCGGACACTTGACTTGAATCAGGTCATACGATCCAAGATGGCAGGGTTCTCTTCCGGAGGAAGTATTTCACAACCCATTCCTTCAACCGGAACTCCCAAAAATGACGGAAGCGGTGCAGCACTACCTCCAGAATTGATGGAGAAGTTTGCTCATGCTATTATAGATATGAATAAGAACGGGGTAAATGCTTCTGTTGCGTTGAGTGAATTTGAGAAGAAACAGGAACTTCGTGATCGTAGTCGCCAAATTGGTTCAAAAGGATAAAAAATGAAAATAACGAATTTAAAAACGGGAATATCTTATCAATTAGCTCCAGGTACTCAGCTGGAGGTTGAACGTCCTAACTTGTTTTTCAACGAATGGGGAGAGCAAACATTACCTGTTGATATACCTGATTCAGATTGGAATCAGAAAGCATTGGGATATCCTGATATCACAGGAATGCGCAAACTTCCTTCAGATATTCAGGCCACAATCTCTTCCGGAGAATATTTTTCTGCTTGCCGGCAGGCTATTCTGAAAGTGAAACGTAAAAAGACAGTTTCCACTTCATTTTATTTAAATGAAGGGTCGTTTTTATCACAGACAGCAAAGGCTTCTGTGCAAGAAGTGTTTGCAGATGAAACAATCCCAGGAGTGAGTACAGTTCAGCAAGGAATTGACTTTTGTCGTTCTCTATTATCTAATGAACATGAGCATTTTACTATTTTTCCTGTTATAGTTGATTTTGACAATAACAAGCGTTATGTGAATCGGATGGAGAATATGGATGCTTCTGGCAATATTATAGACAGAAGGGTTGAAGGAGCTTTTAATTTTTATAATTCATTTCCTCGTATTGAAGTTGTGGATGATATAAATGTAAAACTGGATCCGGGTTATTATATGAGTCCGTTTATTCGTGCTCCTTATCTTTTACGCCGTATTTTTTCTTTTTGGGGATATACTCTATTAGAGAATTTTTTTGATGTGACAGAACCTTTTCGTAGTATGGCATTTGTCAATAACACAATTGATTCACTTGTCAATGGTGATATATTACTGTCTCATTTGGTTCCGGATTGTATGTGTAGCACCATATTGAATGTTTTCCGAAAGAGATTCATGTGTGAGTTTATTCCGGATGAAGTCAAGAAGACCGTTAGTATTGAATTTTTCAGTGATATAGCTAATATGAAAGCGGAGGTTGATTTTACAAACTGTTTAACCTCCGAGTTAGAGTTTGATGTATCTACATATCAGAAAGTCAGTCTTTCTTCTGAAAGCGTGATTTCTGATGAGTATGATACCTTTGATTCGACTTCTGACCTGAAGGCCAAATATCCTAATGCTTGTTATAATCCTGTAACTGGTTGTTACTGCCGTGTAGGGTATAATGAGAATGGATCACTTGTTCAAGTAATCTGCTCTTCTAATATTCCTTATCTGGATGGGAAAAATACTCTGAAAGAAAAAAAGATTACTTGTCCAGATGCTATGTTCGCAATACTGTCAGAAACGAAAGAAATATTAGGATATTCTCCTTCTGTATACACTCGAACACGAGTTAGCATTCCATATATCGGAGAAGGCCGGTCGCTAAATTCCACTTTGATTGTAAGCGTCGCTTCAAATAATGATGATGAATCTGATGAAATAGCGGCATCTAATAAAGAACAAGTACCAATGTTAGCTTTAGTCTATCATTATCGAGATGGATATAATATTGGTACAAATAGAAATTATACTGTTGAAAACAAGAGGTTTGCGGATTATTCTTTATTATACAATGGGCCGGATGGTATTTATGAGAAATTTTATCGAACTTATGACAATTTATTGAGGAATTCTATGCACCCAGTTAAAGGTGATATCCTTTTGTCCGATCATCAAAAGATGAATATACCGTCTCATCGAAAGGTTATCATTGAGGGACAGGAACTCTTTGTTGATAAGCTTAAGTATTATATTGGAGGGAATAATGAACCTGTTGAATCGACCTTCTATACTACCCGATTATATGAACCTGTAGAAATTGCTATATCTGAAAGCTTACGATTCCCAGCCTTGGCGAATGCTTACTGTTGGAGTGTAGATAAAAAAACTTATGATATTACTGAAGATGAATATAATGCAGAGTTAGTAAAACTGAACTATGGCGCAAGGGACAGCGATCATCTTCCTACAATTTATCCTCCATTCCCGACAAAAGAGCAAGTTGCTGAAGGAAAACTTTATTATGAACGTTCTTTTGCATATTATCAGGATCATAGAACAGGACCACGTACATTTCATCGTGTCGTGGCAAAACTTCGTCCTATAAAAACTCCTTACTAGCTTAAAATAATGTCCTTTACTCTGTTGTATGCTTCTACTAATTTTGATACAAAAAAGAAGAACTATGACCATTCTCCAACAACCTGATCCACTATCATTAAGTGGAAATATCAAAGAATTCCGCATTGGCACTACTACAACAATCTCCTTTAGACTCTTACAGGGAGGTGAGGAGATTGTGGCTCGGAGTTATGAGCCGGGTGCGGATGCTATCGTTATTATTAATATTCGGGATATTATCCATGACCGTTTGTCTTTCCTATTCAATAATACTTCAATGGTATATGAACAGAAGACAATTGTTTCTACTTTTAAGGCACTACTTTCAGGTACTGAAGTGGACTTTACTGCCATCCGTTGCGGAGTCGATATGCTTGCTGATACTCCAGCCAACTTTCTTCTTCAGAACTTTCTGACCTGGCAACCGAATGTAAAGCCTGTCACATATTACTCTCCTGAATTTCTGACGTATTATGCCGTCCAGGAATGTAGGGTAAAACTTCATGCCTATTTTACTGATGAGTCAGCTACAATTATATCACAGAGCGATTTGATATTGGCTGATCTGACTAAAGGGAAAGCTTATACAATTCCTTTGCAATATGCTTCTGTTGTAGGAAAGCTAGGTGATAAAATGCCGGCTTATTATGATGTTTGGGTTGAAGATGCGGAAGGGATACGGCTGTCGTATGTACAGCGGTATTATGCTTCAGATATGAAATCAGAAACCGAGCAATGGGTATTATTTGAGAATTCACTTGGTGGCATTGATACGTTTCGTGCGTATGGTTCTACGGCTTTCACTGGAGAACATACGCATAATATTGCGGAGATCGATGATATATCTCTTGAATATCGTGTTGATACTGCTCGTAAATTTCAAAAGGATACGGGATATTTGAATAAGAAAGAACGTACCTGGCTGCTTGACTTTTTCCCGTCTTTGAAGAAGTATTTATATACAGGAGCCTATATCCGTTCAATTATTGTTGTAGAAAGTAATGTGACTTATACAGATAAGGAGTTACCAAGCAACTATACTTTTACTTATAAATTCGCTGATGCCAAACCTTTCCTGAACCTGCAAAGGTCAGATACTCCAACAGATGCACTTGAAATTGTTGTGCCTGAAGTTGGTTCTTTTACAGTGCCCCCTCGACTTATTGAATTCCCTCGCCTACCACTGTCCGAGGGGGCATTATTTCCTGTTCAAGACCCTTTTTCTGAAAACTGGAACGTAACGACTGCAGGATCCTTGGGGGATTTTATTACAGAGCGAATTGCGAAGGATTATGGTGGGGGAGGAGGAGTTGGACACCAACATAATAATATTGACTTATTGCAATTGATGTCTTATGCTGCAGAGTATTTATTAGTTTCGGGAAAGAAAATAAAAGCGGGGTATGCGGATAAGGCTGGGGGGATTGATGGACTAGAAAAGATATATCTGGCCAAGAACCGACCTGATGTAACAGAGTATCTTTTAGAATTTTTGGGCGGTATTAAGGTCTTGAATGGACTGGCTGTTGATAATGTGACAGTTTGGGAGGACTTATTGATTGATGGACATCTTTTCTCTTTTGAATATGCCGAAAAACTACTGGGATGGATGATTACTGCGAATGGGGATATTGATGCAAAGTCTCTTCGCTTACGTGATTTTCTTGAAGTTCCCGAACTGCGCTACAACCGTGTATCGATTGTTTCGGGTGAGGAGTGGAATGCACCAGGAGGTGGTGTAATTGAATCGATTGATATTGAAAATAGAATAATTTACTTGAAGCTGGAACCGGGAGAAACTGCACAAATCGAAATTGATGATATTTGTAAAGGGATATTTAATAATGAAACCGGATTCCAAACGGCTTATTTTCGTATTACAGAGCAATTAGGAGAATCAACTTTCAAATATGTTCTTCGAAGCGAGTATTCTTTCCATCCTTGTAAGGCTATGCATTTTGTCGCGTATGGTAACTTTACGAATGAAGATCGGCAAAGGTCGAGTTACTCAACACAAAGTTATGTCCGTTATCTGACGGGTGTTAATGGTTGGGAGATTACAAAGGAAATGATTGCTATGCAGTTAGGCGACTTGTCTAACTTGAAGTTGTTTGGTATCGAAATGACCGGACATAGTGCGTATCTCCGTAATGTATATATGACCGGAGTTATCAAACAGATTTCCGATGATGGAGTAACAGAAAGCCGCGTCCCCTGTTTTAAGGGAGAGTGGAAAGCGGGGGGGTATTATTACTATGATGAAGTAACTCACAATGGTTCGTCATGGTTATGTATTTCAGATAAGCCTACAACGCAAGAACCGGAGGAAGGTGCTACAGACTGGCTTGAAAAGTCGGCGGCGGGTAAAGATGCGGTAGTAGTTAATATAATGAGTAGCAATGGGAATATTTTTCAGAACGGCTCTGTGTCTACTACATTAACCGCTTATGTGATAAAGGGAGATACTGATATTACAGATAGTGTTCCGGATTCCCGGTTCTCATGGGAGAAAGAAAGTAATAACGATGATACCGATAAGATATTTAATGAGGCGCATGTCGGGCACGGGCATGTGTTGACACTTACCTCGGATGATGTTTGGGGACGTGCTACATTTAACTGTATTGTGAATTTGTAAAACTTCTAAATTATGAAAATAAAAGATTGTATAGCTTTTGCAAAGTGTGTGCGTAATCCTGACTCGCCTTTGACTGTAGATGCTCAAACAGTTCATGGAGAGAGTTCCATTTGCGCATATCACCAAAATGAAGAATTATCTTCCAAAGATGTTTGTTCTCCAAAAACAAAGGTGACATTGTCGCAGATAGATTTGAGTAAATTTCCCGATGGTAGTCGGGTTCTGCAAGTTGGTCCGCCACTGATAATAGATATTCCCGACAGTTATATTGAGGCTGTCCGAAATTCGCCATTAGGCAGTGACAAGCAACCTCCTTGTAACTGTTTAGAAGATAGTCGGGAGACATACTACAAAATTCAATCAAGTTTTTTAATTGGTAAATCGAAGCTAGATGGCACATAGCTTCCTCAAACCAGATTAAACCTGATATTTCTCCTGTAGACGCTCCGTTGATTAGGCTATGACAATATTCATGTGAGAATTGATATACCCATCTCCACCATTCATCGCCTTGCGTACTTAAAAATATCAAGTGTCCGTTAGGAATTTTATTGCATTGAGGGTCTCCTGGACGATATTCTATCATACATAGAGTTGACATATCTACTGATTTCTCTAATGACAATGCAAAGTCATTCTGGATGTTAACTAATAGTTCATGAACGATTTCTCTATTGTATATACCGAAAGCATCATCGATGGGCATGAATATATTTGATGCAATATTAGAAAATGCTGACATAATAATTGAAATTTTAAATGTGACGAAACAAATGTAGTAATAATAATAGAACGCTCTACATCTTGAATAATAAAGTTTTAAATGTGACAATTTTCAACTACCCTTTGTAGGCGTTTCTTATTTAGATAATAGTATTAACAACTTAATGAACTAAAATTATGCCAATCGCAAGAGGTCAAATTACCATCGTCGATTTGAACGACGCAAAATCAATGAACATGTATCTAGGCTCTAATCAGCCTTTGACGCAAATCTTTAACAAGGAAAACAGCACCTATGTACCGAACTATACGGTTTCTCCTTTCCTTGTCATTACCCCTGAAATGTATGTATCCGGAACGACAACAAACGTAATCAGTCGTTTAAAAGCTGCTCCTGCCTATACAGTGAATGGAGGTGCAATCACTGCATTCGGTGGTACTGTTGCCGCTACTGCGCCGTATGCGTTGACGCTTAAGAACAATATGACATCTGTATCGCAGATGAAGGTCGAATGCTCCGGTATTTATGTTGATCCGGATACGAAGTTAGAAACTCCTGTCAAGGCAGTTATCAACTACACTAAAACTGAAAATGCCGGACAGCTTATTTGTGCTATTGCGTATGCTCCTGCCGGTAATGTTTTCAAAAACGATCAGTCTTCAACTTTAAAAGCGCATTGTGACATGTGGCGGGGTAGTAGTATCGATGCTGATAAGGTTGCATATCAATGGTTTAAATTGAAATCTGATGGTACCTGGGAATCTTTGGCAGCTTCCAATTCATACGGCATTACGGGTACAACAACTAATGAGATCACCATCCCGGCAAGTGCTGTCTTAAATTTCGAGTCTTTCAAATGTGAGATCAAGGATACCGATACAGCATCCGGAACCTATAACACAACAGTGAGCGATATTATTTCGTTCTCCGATCTTTCCGATCCGTATATAGTGGAAGTATCTTCCACAACGGGGGATAAGTTAGTAAATGGCCAAGGAAGTACGACTATCAATGCCAAGGTATGGCAAAATGGGGAAGCATTCACCGATAGTGCTGCTGATACCAAATTTGTATTTTCTTGGAAGAAGTACAATAAGGATGGTACACAAGATACGGCTTGGGGAACTTCCGGTGTAAAGACTGGAAAAACCATTACCGTCACTGCTGCCGAAGTCGATGTAAAAGCGACGTTTGTAGTTGAATTATCACTAAAATAATAGTATGATAGTAGCAAGAGGACAAATAACGATTAGCGTAACGAAGGACGGGCAATATCCCGCGCAGGAGTTCGCAAAGTCTACATCTGGCACGGTTGCGCCTACAAGTGGGTGGAGTAAAACTCCGCCCGCCTGTGGTACAAACGAATATTTGTGGATGCGCACGGGTATTGTTATCCCTCCGGCTACGTCTCCCGTTTCGTGGACTACAGTTCGCATTGGTGCAATAGATGGGGCAACTGGGGCTAAAGGTGACAAAGGTGAAACGGGACCGACCGGATCGCAAGGTATTCCCGGTACATCGCAGTATTTTCATGTGAAGTACTCCGCTA